ACCTCGATTATGACCGTTCGCACATGTTCGGATGGCCATACGATCACAATACTCCCGCTGCAAAGAAACTCGGGCACCGCTGGGATGCGGGTCTGTGTCTAGGGTGTGGGCAGAAAGAATGTCGCTGTAAGAGCAAGTCGACGTAAGCCGTATAGCACGCAAAACGAAGGGCGCCATTGGCGCCCTTCTTGTTGTCCCGTAAAAGTGTTTGAACTCGGGGACTGATCAGTAAACGGGGAACATCGTCTTGGACTTCTTGATACCCTCAAGCCGATCGTTGATGAACTCAACCGCGAGTTCACGTTCTGCCTGCGACATCAGGAGTACGCGCTCATACTGCCACGCTCCACGACTGTACCAGGAAATTTCAAGAGCGGCTTTGATCAAGCTCTTGATGTCTTTCCCCAGGCGGATGATGTGCTGTTGAACAGCCATCATGTCGCCAGCCCGGATCATTCTGTGAAAAAAGACACCGGGTTGATTGGGATCTCAACCTCGAACTCCTTGGTGCAGTCCTTGCAGACGCACTTCCAGCGGAGGTCTGGACCCCAGTCGTTGATCTTCTCAACCTTTTCCGCGATTCGATTCACAAATGGTGAAGGTACTCGCTTGATCCAGTCAAGGATCTTCGCTTGGTCCGTTTCACCATCAACGCTTTGAATCACGCCCATCAGCATCATCAACAGATTCTTTTGCTGATCAGCCGCGGTAATTTCCTTCTTGTTCTCATTAGCTCGAATAAGCTCGAGAACCTGCTGGTAACGGTTAGGAAGCAAACGGACAACCTGACCATTTGGCATCTTAGCCGTGTACATTTGATCGACCGTAGTTGGGTCGATCATTGCCATGCTACCAATCATCTGATCCACGTCAGCAACGTACGCGTGATCCTTTGCGCCCTCACAGGTGTGCTTCGCAGAAAACTCATAGCTTGGTCCATACGTGACGACCCGAAGGAACATCATGATGGCGTCTACGTCTTTCGACAGAAGCTGCTGTGGTTTTTCGATTCCCTTGACGCACTGCTTGAAGACTATATTGACCGCTTCGCCGCTAAACAGCTGGTCGGGGTTCTTCAAGTTAATCTCGTCAAGCGCCGACATTGGGTGAATGTGAATTTCACCTTCATGGATGTTTGGCGCGAGCTCTCCGTTGTGGTAAAAGAAACCACGTGACGGAAGCTGAAAGGTTCTACCTGGGAGCTTGAGATTGGTGAGCAGCGGATTTTCTGTTTCAGACATCCTGCCTCCTTCTGGTGTTATCGGATTGCGCATAAATACTGCACAGGTTCTATTTAGTGAACCACCGACCTCCTCCGGAAGCGACACATGGCTGACCCAATCTCAGAACAAACTGGGAGACAAATAGCAAAGGGCTTAGAAGACTTGGCGCGCCGCATGGGGTCACCCGGCGGCTCAGGTCGTCGCTCATCCCTGAATAACACGCCAGAGGAACGAGCAGACGCGAAGATTCGTTCTGACATGCAGAAGAACCAGAAGAAGGCAATCTCGTCTCTGGTAACGTACAGCAAGCACTTGAAGGACATGAACGCGCTGTACACGAAGATGTCCAAGGTGACTAAGGAGGACATCGACAAGCGTACTGACACCGCAAAGGCGCTTGATGAATTTAACGACGCACTTAAGAAGTCTGCGAAGGCATACGGCATTCTTGAAGACGTCGTTGACGATCTTACCAAGAAAACAATTCCTCACCAAATCTTCCACCTAAACGCTCTAGGCAAGCGAGCGTCAGAGCTCGGCAGCGGTTTGGGGATGGCACAGCGCAAGGCCTCTCTTCTAAGCGCATCGCTTATCAGCACGCATGACAACATTGAAAAGCACTCGATCGCCTACACGGACATGATCGAGGAGCTTGTCAGAGCTTCGAAGAACATTCCAGAGTCCTATCTCAAGCAGGCCAATCTCATCGACGAGACTACTGGTCAAATGCGTGACAACCTTTCAGCAGATGACTTCGCTAAGGTTCGCATCGCCATGGGCCACGCTGAGGAAGTCATAGCGAAGGCCGGACTAGCACCTGGCTCCCTTGCTGCAATCGCTAGTGGGCAGAACGCTCGTGGCAAGGATAATGGGGCCGAGTTTGAGAAGAGCGTTGACGCTCTTAAGAATGCCGCAATTCTTCTTGAGAAGGCCGGCTTTAGCCTAGGACTTAATCTAAAGTTCGATGAGCGTGGAGCTCTTACGTCTGACAGCGCTGTAAGGGTAAACGCGCTCAAGGGCGATGAGCTTAAGCAGCTCGCGACAAGCGTTGGCGATTTGAACAAGAACGTCACCATTTCTGGTGCTCGTTTTGACATGATCGCTGTGAAGTCAGCCTCAATTATCGGCGCCTTCACTAAGATGTACCCACAGCTTGCAAGCTTCAAGGGAATGATCGGCCACTTTGCTGACTCAGCGATCATCTTGAAGAGTCTGGGCAATGCTTGGGAGGGTTTGAAGGGCATCAACGCTGATCTTCAAAAGTTTAACATCGCTGAGGTAGCGGCATCCTTCAAGGATGTTCAAGTCATGTCCATCAAGATGGGCATGTCGTTTGAAGAAACGACGAAGTTCCTACAGGAAAATGGACGAACGCTGGCGATCTATGGTTCTAACGCGTTCAGTCAACTGAGCGGGCAACTTGGCGCTACCTTCAAGGGCTTCGGTTTTAACCTTAAGCAATCTGCAGAGCTGGTCGGACCCGCAATTGAATCCGCTATCGAGTCCAGCGTCAATGTTCGAAATGCAAACGCGCTGAACAACTTCATTGACGATTCCATGAAGTCATTTCAGCGCGTCGCAGCCGTAACTGGTAAGACCGCCGCCGAATACTTTAAGCTTAACAGCGAGCTCGCAAGCAATGTTGATGTCACGTCGATGTCCATTGGCATGGGTCAAGAGCAGGCGAACCTTTACGTTCGCAGCCTTCAATCACAGCGTGATGAGCTGACACTTCGCGGAATCAGCATTGATCAGGCCCAGGAAATTATCAAGCAGCAGGAAGCAGCCAAGCGTGAAAAGCAAGAGACGCGCTTTGATGAAGCAGCAAAGATCATTCAACAGGCGGCATCACTTGGTGTAAGCGCAACGGACGCCATGCGCGCCTACCAAATCACCCTTAAGGGTCAAGGCGCAACTACCGAAGAATCAAAATGGAGAACAGGATTCCTTCAGCAACTAGGGGTCGCGCAACAGCAGCGCGTTCAGGGTGCGCTGGGAACTAACCTCATGTACGGTCTTGGCGTTGAGGCCCAAGCGGAGGCATTTACTCCAGGTGGAGCAGCTGGTGGGCTAGAGCAGTCCGGCATCGAACTTGAAAAGCGACAGCGCGCAGGCGCTGGACTAACTGCCGCCGAGGCAGATCAAGCAGCATCTACCTCAAAAGGTAGCGCAGCGATTGCTACTCTAGGAAACGCCGCAAACACCGTGTCGTCCATCATGGACAACAATCTAATCAAGTCGGCTCTTAATCTCGGGGCTGGTTTTGCGGGACTGATGATTCAAAGCGGGATGCTTGCATCCGTGTTTAGCCGCACCGCTATGGCCGCTGGCGCTGCAGGCGGTCTAGGAGGTGGACTTGGTAAGGGCATAAAGGGCGGCTTGGGTTTGGGCGCTGTTGGTATGGTTGCGGGGCTTGCTGGAAGTGCCCTTACTGACGCAGGTCATGAACAGCTCGGAGCAGGTGCCTCTGCTCTTGGAGATGCAGCCACTGGAGCTGCTCTCGGGTCTCTGCTTCTTCCTGGAATCGGCACCGCGATCGGCGGTGCGCTGGGTGCGGGGTGGGGACTTTACAGCAACTGGAACGCTTTAACAGGTTCAACCGCCGCGGCGGGAATGCCAGACGGCAAGGCTCCCCCAGGTATTGGTGGTCCTGGCGGAGACGTAAATAGTGCTGCACCTGTAGTCGCTAACGCGATTGACGATGGCAAGATGCACGTCCATGATGAGACGGCGCAAGGCTACCTGTCTTCAATCGCGACTGACATGGCAATGGCCGTTCAAATTCTTCAGAGAATTGCGTCAGTTAGCGGAGCTCCAGGATCCCCCGCAACGTCCGCCGGACTACCAGCTATTCCGTCGTCACTAGGCGCGTCGCAGGGCAGAGGATAACAACTAAGGGACAAAATGGCACAGTGGACCAACTACTGGCGAATAATTACCCCCGCCACACGTAAGGCAACCTACAACCAGCCGCCTACCGTCAATCTCGACGATGGCATGAACTTGAATTCTGCTGGGTACGCATCGTTTTCAACGATCGCATGGTTCTCAAACCTTCTTAAGGGCGCGACCGCCCGCCTCCAGCGCTACAAGCAGTATGATGCGATGGACATCTCAATCATCACCCGCGCCCTGGACATTGTCGCGGAGGAAATGGCTTCCCCAGACGAGCGCTCTGGGCTGGCCCTTGTCATCGACTACCAGATCGAAGACAACCAAAAGATCCCTGATACGACAGCAACAACGATTCGCGCGGCGCTTCGCCACTGGTCTAAGTTCCATGACTTCGATCGCAAGATCTTCAACATCGCCCGCTGCCTCATCAAGTATGGTGACTGCTTCTTCCGCAAGACGTCTGACACCAAGAAGTGGGAGTACATCGATCCAACCCGCGTCATGGGTATTGAGGTAGATCCAGAGGGCAACAAGGTTGCCTATCACATTCGTCCATCCTCGTTTAACAACTCCATGATGGCGAACGCGCGCAACACCTCTACTCCTCTTGACAGTCTTGAGGTTGTGCCAGCCGCGGCGATGATTCACTTCACGCTGTCTGATGAAATGGCTGACATCGCGCCTTTCGGTCTCTCGATTCTTCAGCACGTCTTCAAGGACTTCCAGAAGATGGTGATGCTGGAAGATGCGGCCATCATCTACCGTATCGTTCGCGCTCCAGAGCGTCGCGTGTTCTACCTAGACGTTGGCAACATGCCGCCGCACCGCGTCAAGCAGTACCTCGAGCAGGTGCGCAACGATATTCGTCAGAAGCGCCAGCCGAACACTGCAAATTCAAATCAGGCTGACTCACAGTACAATGCCGAGTCGATTCAAGAAGACTTCTTCTTCCCAACCACCGCCGCTGGCCGTGGTTCCCGCGTTGAGACGCTGCCAAGTGGAACCTCCTGGGAAATTCCAGAGCTCTCCT